GATGATGATGAGCTTCAGCGACTGAAAGATCGAGCGGAATACTTCGGGCTGGATAAGACGACAGACTTTGAGGAGTACAAAGAAAAGTATTTTAAGGTGTCGTTTGAGATTGCGCATGAAAAAGAACAAAGTAAGCCAAAATATATTTATCAAGACACAGTTATTCATAAAAAAATAATAGAATCTCCGGATTACAGAAGAAAATTCAACCAAGTATCAGATAGTGATAGGGTTAATAGAATCGCATGGCAGCGATCAAAAGAAATGTTAACTCATCGTTCGGGAACAAGATACGAGGATATTGCTTTTGTTGACTATTTGACTGGAAAATCAAAAATAAATAAGGAGTATCATGAGGAAAGTACAGCAAAGCCAAATAAAGGAATGATAGAAATGTTGTACAACAGCAAGCCAAATACAATCATAGCAATCCATAATCATCCAGGAAGTAGCGTGCCAAGTTTGGCAGATTTAATGACTTGCAAAAAACGTGCTTATAAATTTGGACTAGTTGTATGCCATGATGGGAAAATATATAAATATTCAGTGGATAAAGAGAAATTTAATGCGCCAATAGCGTCATCTGCACTTGCTCAATTAGAGATAAAGGGTTATAATGATAATGTGAGAAGTATATTTGAAGATGCTGGAGTAAAAATGGAGGTGTTATAATGGATAAAGAGACAGAATATCAGAGAATATGCGATAAACTAGGCTTTATTCCATCGGAATTTAAAGCACCTGATTTTGAAACAGAGGATGATTCTTGGACTAACCCTTTTTCAGCTCTGACAGTTGAAGAAAACGTTTTTTTGTATGAGAACGGATATTTGAATAATAAATAAAGAACTAAAACATAATATTTAGTTAATTCAGACCATGATAAAAACATGGTCTTTTTTTATGCCCAAAATCGGCTTAAGGCGGTAAAACTGTGACGATAAAATAACTCCGGCAAGAGTGATAACTGCCATGTGTGGCTACAATTAAAGCCAAGAAAGGATGGAACAATGGAATTAAAGGAACTGTTAGGAGAAGAATTGTACAAACAGGTACAGGCGAAGATTGATGAGAAGAACAGCACAGAGACAGATAAGCTCAAGCATGTAAGATACACAGATCTGTCCGAGGGCAAGTACGTCAGCAAGGAGAAGTATGATTCAGAACTTGAGAAACTCAACGGACTGATCACCGGCAAAGACACGGAGATTGGCAATGCAAATAAGCTCATTGAGGACCTTAAGAAAGCGTCCAAGGGTGACGAGGGCATGCAGCAGAAGATATCAACTTATGAGACAGAGAATGCAAGATTACAGAAGGAGCTTGAAGAGACCAAGGTCAATTCAGCAATCAAGGTGGCACTGCTTGAGGCCCATGCGGTTGATACCGACTATATGACCTATAAGATCAAGACGAACCTCAAGGAGAAGAACGAGGAACTTAAGCTTGACGATGAGGGGCACATCAAAGGATGGGACAACATGCTCACCGACTTAAAGACACAGTTCCCGGCTCAGTTTACGGCTCCATCCGGCTCAGATGATGGCAAGAGGCACATCATTGAGAATAGACTGCCAAGTGGAGGTCAGGGCGGCATAGAGCCTAAAAATTTGGCAGAGGCACTAAAACAGAAATATGAGGGTGACAGCACCCAGTAGAAAGGAATGGTGAAAAAACTATGGCAGCAATGACATTAGAAGAAATCAAAAAAGGTATGAGTGATAAGGTATTCTCACAGATCGTGGATATCTTCCTCAGACAGTCAACAATACTTCAGATGCTCACATTTGATGACTGTGTATCAGCATCAGGTGGTGGCTCAACAATGAAGTACAAGTATCTCAGAAAGGTACTTCCAGCAACAGCAGAGTTCAGAAAGATAGGTGGCTCTTACACTGCATCAGCGGCTACTAAGCAGGAGTGCGAGGCTAATCTTGCAATCATGGGCGGAGCTGTTCAGATGGACAGAGTGCTCAACAGGGTAGCAGGTAACTTTGACAATATGGCATATCAGATAGAGGAGCATATCAAGGCAGTGGTAAACCTCTTCCACTATACACTGATCAATGGTGATGCAACTACAACAGCATCAACTGATCACCCTGAGTTCCAGGGACTTGATTCCATGCTTGCGGGAACAACGACAGAATACGGCACAGACAAGGCTATTGATCTGTCATCTATCACAGCGATCAAGTCTAATGCTGATGAGTTCTATGAGGCACTGAGCCTTCTTGTCAAGACCACAGATGCTGATGCGGTGCTCACTAACACAGAGATGATCACCAAGATTCAGACAGTGGCTCGTATCCTTGGATACAAGACAGAGAGTGAGGAAGCATTCGGAAAGCGTGTCACTACTATTGATGGTGTCAAGCTTGTTGATATGCAGGACTATTACACTGTAAGCAGTGGTGCTGCAACTGCTGGCCATGTTGTCAAGAAGGGACTTTCAAGAACCATCGCAAAGGAGAGCTCGGCAACAACAGGTCTTACAGACGTCTATGCAGTCAAGTTTGACGTAAACGATGGATTCCACGGAATCAGCCTGAATGGCGGTTCAGTGATTGATCAGTATCTTCCAAACTTCAACGAGCCTGGCACTGTCAAGGACGCTGAGGTTGAGATGATTGCAGCTACAGTCCTCAAGAATACACAGCATGCAGGTGTACTCAGAAATATCAAGATTGCATAAGGAAGGATGGGTGATTGAATATGGCAACAAAGGAAACGAAGACAGCAGATCAGGCAAATGAAGTTGTTGAGCCTGTAGTAGAGTCAAAGACAGAGAGTGAGCCTACAGGCTGGGTAGTATCTGTTAATAATAGCACTGCTTACTGTGGAATTGGCGCCGGTGGTGTCCAGTTCGCAAACGGAAAGGCAGAGATCACATCAAAGCGTATGGCAGATTGGTTCACGGAGCATGATGGGTATACTGTTATCCCTAAGAAGTAAGGCGGTGGTCATATGATCATGACTGTCGATGAACTTAAGAAGTACGTAGACACCAAGGAGAAAGCTCCGGTGCTTGAGGCTAAGCTTCAGGCACTTGAGCTCCTGATCAGAAAATATACAAATAATAATTTTCAGGACAGGAACAGGCGGTTTGTGGCTCCTGTGGACGCTGCGACAGGCTTTCAGTATGCATCTGAGCTGTTCAAGGTTGGCGACACTATACAGGTGTCAGAATCGCACTACAATGATGGCTTATACACCATCAAGGCTGTAGATATGGACAATGGACATATAGAGGTGAATGAGGAGCTTGTGAGTGAGCCTGTGGTAATGGCTACGAAGATAGTATATCCGATGGATATCAAGTTGGGAGTAGCCAACATGCTTTCATGGGACCTGAACAACCGGGATAAGGTCGGTGTACAGTCTGAGACCATCAGTAGGCATTCTGTGACCTATTTCAACATGGATGGCGACAATTCCCTCATGGGATATCCAAAGTCACTTCTTGGTTTCTTAAAACCGTACATGAAAGCGAGGTTTTGAGATGCGAGGAATAGGCGGAAATGCAGTTGCAGATATACAGGCTAAAAGCATAACCAGAAATGAGATAGGCGAACAGGAAGTCACATGGATATCTGAAGATACCTTGACCGGATGGCTTGACCTCTCAGGCGGTGACAGCAAGTACACAACATACAATGCCAAGGTGCAGGAATCCACACATATGTTTATAGCTGATTATAAACGTCTCAGTGACATGATCAAGGCTGAGAACAGCCGTATGGTGGTTAATGGTCAGGTATATGACATTATGCTGATAGATGACCCCATGGGCATGCATGAGCAGCTTGAGATATATCTGAAGTATACAGGAGGGCAGTAATGGGAAATGTGGAGTTCACAGACAACAGAATAAAGGTTGAGGCGGCTCTGGATGATGCTGTTATTGCATTCTTGTACGAGGCAGCCGGAGAGGTAGAGGCACAGACTAAGAGAGCACAGGCGAGAGTAGACACAGGACAGACCAAAGGAGCATGGACTCATCATGTTGATGAAGATAAGGGCGAGGCTGTTATCGGTAATCCTCTTGAGAATGCTATCTGGGAAGAGTATGGAACAGGTGAATACGCACTGAAAGGTAATGGACGCAAAAAACCATGGGTCTATAAGGATGAGCGTGGCAACTGGCACACAACTCATGGTAAAAAGCCTCTCAGGCCTTTACAGAAAGCCTTCGACAAGAGCAAGAGCAAGATCATTAAGCGACTTGGATCTATTCTCAATCAGACATTTAGAGAGTAAGGCGGTGATGGCATGACAGGCGAGACATTATCATATATCAACAGTGTACTCACAGATGAGCTTGAGATTCCATATGCATTCATGGAGTGGCAGGACGACCCACCAGAGGCATACTTTGTCGGTGAATATTCTGAAGGTGATACACCTGAGGAAGATGGGTGTCAGGAAATAACATTCATCATAGACGGCTTCACAAGAGGTTCATGGCTTAGCCTGGAGAAGTACAAGCAGAAGATAGAACAGAATATTGAACGAACGGCAATTCTTGCAAGTGGTGCGGGGGTTGCCGTTTTTTATGGGAATGCGTCACCGGTGCCAACAGGGGATGCAGACCTCAAACGTATACAGATTAATTTAACAATTAAGGAATTTAAGAATGGAAGGTGATTATTACATGGCAGATACATTAACTTTTGAAGAGTTCAAGTCATCAGGTATCACAAGCAAGACACCGAAGAACATAGTGTTTGGTGCTGGAACAATTCACAAAGGTTTGAAGTATGACACATCAAAGAAGACTTGGAACTTTGCTGAATCTCTGATCGGTGCAACATCCGGCGGCACAAAGCTGTCAATCAAGCCTGAGCTCAAGGATATAGAGGTCGATGGTGCATCAGTTAAGGTTAAGGAGTTGGCAGTTAAGATAGGCGAGACAGCACAGATGGATACTAACATGGTGGAGCTGTCGCCTGAGACGATCAAGATGGCTATTATCGGGCAGAATGGCACATCAACAGCGGAAGGATACGATGTGATCGAATCCAAGGCAAGAATTGAAAAGGATGATTATATCGAAAACTTTGGATATATTGGAAGATTCTTAGATGGTCGTCCTGTTATCGTGATTTTTGACAATGCTCTTTGTACATCAGGCCTTGAGATAGAGGGCAAGAACAAGGAGAATGGCACATTTGCGCTAACTATGGAGTGTTATGCAGATCTGTCACCGGCAGCTGATACATTGCCATACCACATCTATCTGCCTACCGGCACGACAACGGAGCAGGTTCAGCAGTCTATAGATTCCAGTACAAAAG